TTTCTTTCCAAATGTTATATAATTAAATTATAGAGAAGAACACAAATACTAACAAAATAAATAGAGGTGATAATATGAATGGAAGAATAGTAAATTTTATAAAAGGTTTAAATGAAAAAGATTTAAAGTATTTATATGAAAGATATTGTGATATGGCTTTTGCATTTTTTATTGATTCAAAAATGGATAAGTACGAAAGAGCTATGAACATAATTAATTTAATTGATGAAACTTTGCGAGAAAGAGGTATTTGGAAAAGTGAAATTAAATTTAATAAATAATTAAGAGGTGATATCATGAAAAGTAAAGAATATTTTAGATTATTACAACGTATAATTATTTTATGTACAACTAACAAGGATTATACAATAGATTTAAATCATAAAGACGCATTGAGAATAAAAAGGTTATTAGAAAAGTATTCAAATATGAAAATTGAAGAATTAAGAGATTTATACAAATAGTGTTTACCAATTAATCTATTCATACGTATAATATAATTGAGCATGGTTCTATCGGACATTTTTTCATTTTTTCTCCTTTCAATTTATTTATAGCGGAATTAAACCACCATTTTAATTACGCACATTTATTAATCACATATTTATTCCTGCGAGGCGATTTATTCGCCTCAATTATTACATATATTATACTGGTATTACTCTTAAATATTTTTAAAATAGTGTATACTTTAGCTTTCAAATATCAGTATAATATAAATACAAAGAAAATAATAAGTATTAAAGTGAGGTTGATTTTTTATGAACAAAGTAATTATTAGTGGAAATTTAACAAAGGATATGGATGTAAAAGTATTAGCTAACGAAACAATTGTTGGTAATTTTACAGTAGCAAATCAAGTAGGTTATGGTGATAAGACAAAGACTAATTTTGTACCTGTTACAATGTTTGGTCAAAGAGTAGAAAGTTTAGAAAAATACTTAGTAACTGGTGCTAAAGTTTTAATAGAGGGTGAAATTGATTATAAGTCAGTTCAAGACGATAAAGGAAATTGGAAGAATTATTTCTCAATAATTGTTCACAATATTGAAATTATTAAATTCAAAGAAGAAAATCCATTTGAAGAAGATAATAAAAATAAGAGAAATAATAGAAAAGGTGGTAGAAGATAATGGAAAGTATTAAAGCTCATTTATTAACTTTATTAGATGAAGTTACACAAACATTAGAATTAACTAAAAAGGTAAGGACAAATAATAAAAAGGAATTAAATAAATTATATAAGTTAGGTAGTTCTGATAATGAATATATTGATATAGATAAACTAACAAATCAAGTTGATGTATTAACAGATAAAATTCATGAAGAGGCATCAGAAATATATAGATTAAAGAAAATAGCTTATAGAATTAATAAAGCAATTCAATTTGCTAATGGTGAAATAGAAGAATAATATTAAGGTAGACATTTTGTCTACCTTTTATTATTTTTAGTCGTATATATTAATTGTAGTTTATAATACGTTGAATAATAATGTTGCAATTACACACCAAGGTGAAGAGCCTGTAATTGCAAGGTCGAAAGTGGTATTTCCGTTGTTAACAATTATAAATTGCATTTTTATTGAGTACCCAACGAGCTACAAGGCTCACATTTGGGTATTCTATTAAGAATTAATAAATTATAAGGAGGAAATAAAATGAGTTTTGAAAATTTAGAACAAGCTAATGATTATCAATTAAAAGCTGAAAAAGAAATAGCAGATTTAAAGCAACAATTGGAAAGTCAAAAATCTGTTTTGTCTGAAAAAGATGAAACTATTAAATCATATGATGAACAAGTTAAAAAATTAAAAATTAAAAATTATGAATTATTTGAGCAAGTTTCAAGTAATCCTGATCAAAACAAGTTAAAACCTCAAGATTCTCAACCTAAAATGAGTTATCAAGAGTTTTTAAATAAAGTATTATAATAGGAGAGTGATTATATTATGGCATTAGACAACGTTACGTTTGCAAGTATGGTTAGCGACTTAGCAAGTCAAGAATATAAAGATAGAGTACCACTAGCTACTCAAGACAACATTGGAAATATAGAAGAAATTATTTCAACTTATCCAACTGCAAAAAATGAATTTATTTCTGTTTTAACAAATCAAGTTGCAAAGCAATTGTTTTTTAGCAAAGCATATGAAAACCCATATAAGTTATTTAACAGGGGTATGTTACCATATGGTAAGTCAATCGAAAGTATTTTTGTTGATATTGTTAAGGGTAAACAAAGAACACACGAAACTAACGCAACTACTTTAGCAAGTGATTTATTATCAAGAGAAAATCCAAATGTAAAGGTTGAATATTATTCAGAAAATTTCCGTCATCAATATAAAACAACTATTACTGATGAAGAATTAAAAGGTGCATTCAGAGCAGAGAATGGTTTAAGTTCTATGACTGGTAGAATATTACAAGCACCATTAACTTCAATCGAGTATGATATGCAAGAAATGGTATTACACGCGTTACCCGAATTAAAAGGTGGCAAGGCAACTATTGATAAAACTGCATATACTGCAATGAGTGAAGAAGAAAAAGCAAAAGTAATAGTTAAAACTATTAAATCACAAGTTATTAAAATGGGATTTTTAAATAACAAACATAATGGACAAGGAGTAATGACATTCTCAAGACCTCAGGACCTTGTTGTATTTTTAGACCCCGATATGATGGCAAATATTGATGTTGAATTATTAGCTCAAGCATTCAATATAGATAAAGCAGAAGTTCCGCTTCATGTTTTACCAGTTCCTCAATTCACAAAGAGAACAGGAACAGGCGAAGAAGCAACATATGCAGAAGATACTGATTGTTTAGCTATTATTTGTGATAAAGATGCAATACAAATATATGAAACATTAAATAGTTCTGAAACATTCAGAAATCCTCAAGGAATTTATACAAATATATTCTTCAATAGGTGGGGATTAATGTCTGCTTGTAATTTTGCAAATGTTTGTAGAATAGTAACTGAATAAAATAAGGAGGTATACAAGCCTCCTTTTTTGTCGTATATGAAAAAGGAAAGGAAGTGAATTTAATGGCAAGACAAAGTACAATTTATTTGTTCAATTGTTGGTTTTTAGATGTTGGGCACAATCATACAGTAAATTTTAATAATGTAACAAATCAATTTAATTTCTTTATGAATTATTTACAATTCAGAATTGATAATTGCACATATTTACGAAAAGAACGCACATTAAAAGTTCCAAAATATATTGACGAACTTGCATTATGTAATTATTGTGCATTTCAAAATTCTGTTGACGGTAAAATGGAATACTTTTTTATTTTAAATAAAACTTATTTATCAGAAAATGTAACAGAACTTAGTTTAAAATTAGATGTAATACAAACTTATTTGTTTGAAATGAATTTTACAAAAATTAAATCTCATATAGATAGACAACATTTATGGCGTTGGAATGCAGATGGAACAGTCGCAGATTATAATATGTTAGAAAATGAAGATTTTGAAATAGGTGAGTACATTTTACAAAACAGAACCCCACTTTATGATTATGAAAATAAGGGTGGTTACATTGTTACTAGTTCAGATAAACTTTCAATAAAATATAGTGGTGGCAGTGGAAGTGGTGGCAGTTCAACAAATCAAGGTAATTTATATAAAGACAAATTAGTATCAGCAAACGGGTTTTGGTTTATTAAACAAGTTGAGGGATTTAGTTCTACCCCTTATGACTTAGGTGATGGAACCTTTACTATAGGTTATGGTACTACAAGCGAATTTGATTCAGAACATTATAATCAACTTGCACCAGTGTGTACTGAGGAACAAGCTAGTAATGTACTAGCCGAAAGTTTAAGAGATAATTATTCAAGTTATGTTTATGATACTTTCGTTAATTATGGCTTTGATATGAATAAAATGAAACAACAACATTTTGACGCATTTGTTAGTTTTTATTACAATACTGGTAGTTTATCAAGCAAAACAATATTTACAAAGTATATTAATGGGGATAGCCCCGAAAGTATCGCAGAAGTATGGAAAACTACTAATATAATGGTTGGCTCTCCATTTGAGGAGGGATTAAGAAATAGAAGACAAGCCGAAGTAAATATATTTTTAAACAGAGATTATTATTTTAAAGATATACCAAATCTAAATGGTGGAACAATTACAGATAACGACGGAAAAGGTTACATTCCCGATATGTTTAATAAGTATGATACTCCAACAAGTGAAATAAGGCAAAATATTATAAATAGTGCAAAGAAACTGATTGGCTTACCATACGTATATGGTGGAAATTATCCTCCACTTGGTAATAGTGCAGGTACAGATTGTTCGGGCTTAATTCAATGGGCATATAATGACAATGGAATAAAAATATCAAGAACAACATATACGCAAATTAAAGAAGGTAAAGAAATAACTTTGGAAGAATGTAAAGCAGGAGATTTGGTCTTTACTAGAGGTAACTCTGACAATGGGCATGTTGTTATGTTTCATAGCTTTAATAGTGATGGAACAATTCATGTCATTGAAGCTAAACAAACGGGTACAGATATAATGGAAAATGATAGAACACCTAATAGTGATTATCGTTATAGAAATTTATTAGGAGATTAAGGAGGGATTTGGAATGGCAACAACTTCAAAAAACGAGCCTGATAGCACAATAATAAATAATGTTGCAGTCGGTTTATATTATTACTATGTTCCTAAAAACGGAGCAAGTGAAGCAACTTATCTTGGTTTTGTAAATACTATTGAAAGTGTAACATATAATCCTTTTATAGATGAAGCTGATATATCAGACGTGCGTAAGGCAATATTTGATACAGGACGTTATGGTAGTCCCGATGGACAAATACCATATGTAAAACGTATTTGTTCATTTGACAAAATTAATTATCAATTAGGTGATACGCAACAAATTTATCCTAATAAATCACAATATAGTTATGACTTTGAGCCTAGAGTTTTATGTTATCCATTTAGATATTTTTTAATTACTGATTATTCTTCAAATCCAATGTTAATCAAACCTGAAAGAATAGAGGACAACGATACAAATCAATTTAAGGTTATGGTAAAAACTACTGCAATAAGTTCAGAAAGTAAATATAATATTTATGTTGATAATTATAAATGTGATGATGATGGAAATTTAGAGGGAATGTGTAATAGCACTGCATTAATGTTACCAGTAACTTCATCAGCATATAGTCAATTTTTAGCAACTTCCGCAAGTTCTTTTAATCAATCAGTTACTAATGCGTTATTAGAAAATGATTTAACACTAAAACATAATGCACAATCAAATAATTTAAATTTTGCACAAAATACTTTTGGTAGTGCATTGAATATCGCAGGTAGTTTATTAACTGGGAATGTTGGTGGAATACTTGGTGGTGCAAATAATTTAGCTTTTGGTTATTTGCAAAATCAATTAGCTAATACTCAAGCTAATGAAAATTCACAATTAAACGAGCATAATATTATCAGTATGAAGAATGCAAAAGTTAATGATATGCTAACAACTCCTAATAGCATTAAAACCGCAGGGAATGATACACTTTTTAATTTAATTAATAGCAATCAAAGAGTTGATTTATTAGAATATAGATGTAATGTACAACAAATGTCAAAGGCTCAAGAATATTTCAAACGATATGGTTATAAAGTTAATGGTTATGATTATATAAATTTAACATGCAGAAAACATTATAATTATGTAAAAACTAATGTGTGTAATATAGTAGGTGCTAGAATACCACATGAATATTTAGATGAAATAAAAAATATTTTTAATAATGGTATTACAGTATGGCACATGGACAATGAGGGAACAACAATGTTTGAATATGAAAACAATATGGAGGTGTATAACTAATGGGAATGACACATAAACAAAAACAGGGATTAATGCAAGAAAGCAGGAACAAACATTTTAATTTATTATATAATAAATATAAATTATTAGCTTTAAATATGTTTACATGGGAAAACTTACCCGAAACAATCAAGCCAAGATATATCGAAAAATCTTTGTTTCATTTTGGAAAAGCGATATTTGTTGATGATGAAAACTTAGGGCTAATATGTGTACCTTGTGAATTCGCCGAAGAAATGAATGTAAATTTTGAGCATACAAAAGTAATTACAAGTGGGTATAATTATATAAATACTATACCTTATTTAAATAAAGACTGGAAAAATAAATGCCAACTTATTCTTAACAATGATTTAGGCTTTGGAACAGAAGATTATGTAATAGATTATGCAACAAAGATGATGGAGGTTGAAAGATGTATTAGAGCAAACATCAATCATCAAAAGTTCCCTTGGTTTATTGAAACAACCCCTAACAATAAACAAACTATGCAAAAGTTGTTTGAAGAAGTGGATAACTTAGAGCCAGTCATTTTTGGTAACAAAGATTTAAATATAGAAAATTCAAATGCAATATTAACTACTACACCATACGTTGCAGATAAGTTGAACGCATATAAATATGAACTTGAAAGAGAGATTCTCACATTTTTTGGATTGAACAATTCATTTGAGAAAAAAGAAAGATTACTGGTAGATGAGGTTAATTCAAATAATGATTATATAAACAGAAATGTTGATATTATGTTTGCTAACAGACAAGTTGCATGTGAAGAACTTAATCGTAAGTTTGGATTAAATGTTAAAGTTAGTAAAAATAATAACTTTGAAAATAGTTATGACCAAGATGGAGAAGAGGAGGGAGAAATTGATGAGTAAGCATACATTGGAAATAAATCAAATAGTAAATGATTTGGATTTTAATTTATTTGATTTTAATTATAACTTATACGATAATGAATTAAAATCAGCTTTTGAACAAAAATTTATTGACCATTTCTATTTTTATGAAATTGGATTAACTCCTTTAGCTAGATTTAAAAAGGCTCTGCAAATTAAACTTAATGATATTTACCCATATTTTAAGCAACTTTATCAAACAGAATTAAGATGTAATGATATTGATTTTATGTTAAATAAAGATTTAAAAGAACAATATACAAGAGAATTAACAGGGAATAGTTCAGTAAATCAAAGTTCTACATCTACATCAAATGACACTAGTTTAAACATTAACAATGATACTCCACAAAACAAAATTGATGATTTAGACAATTTTATGACTAGTGCAAGTAAAAACACAGATAACTCAACAATGAATAGTAGCGGAACAAATAGTGCAGAAAACAATTCTACAGAAACATATTCTTTAGTTTCTCAAGGTAATATTGGTGTTACTTCATCTGCTGAATTATTAGAAAAATGGAGAAATGTAATAATAAATATTGACCAGTTAATCTTTGAAGAATGTAATGATTTATTTATGTTAATTTATTAGGACTTGTTTACTCAAGTCCTTTTTTGTCGTTAGAAATAAATAGGAGGTGCATGTGCATGGATATTGAAAAGATAAGAAATATTGGACTTGATAAATTAGTTACTCAAGTTTATGATTTTGACAGTTTAACAACAGATGAATTAATGTGCAAATTTGCTCAAAAAATAAATATTATAATTGAACATTTAAAATACATTGATGACAGATGTTATAATTCTGAAAAAGCTTTAGAGTTAAAATTACAATATTTATTAGGACAAGGATTAGAGGAACAAGTCGCAAAAAGGATAGTAGAATTAGTAAACAACGGAACATTAGGAAAATTAATTAATGAAACGTTATTAAAAGATATTAACGATAAAGTTGATGATTTTAAAAATGAAGTTAACGAAGAATTTGAACAAAATACTAACTATGAGATAGTTTCAAAATCAACTTTTGACGGTATTACTAAAAAGGAAAATATTTTTACTGTATTAGGTGGAATTGATAGTTTAACAAATGGAGCTGGTACATCTAATAATAATTATGGTTATTTTTTAGAGCAACAATTATGGAATAATTATGGTTTTGGTGGTTATGGTTATGTTGGTTTTCAAAATAACACAATAAGTCAATTAGGGAGATGGAATTTTAGTGGTTTTCAAACACTAGAATTAACAGAACAAAGTGTTTATCCTGGTAAATTTAGTTTTGATAATAAGGGTTGTTATGCTGATAATGTAGTGAACGGACACATATATTACTATTTTAAAAATACAAATCATAAGAAAGCAAAAGTTATATATTTAAAACAACCTAATGGTGGTACTTTTGATTTTTCTTGGATAATAAGTTCAAAAAATGTAACTGTTGATACAAATTCAGATACTTATGAACTAGGTGTAACAGAACTTACAGAGGAAAATTTAGGTAAATATACAGGAGTAGCATGTTCAAACTGTAATGGTAAACTATTAATTTTCGGGGTTTATGTTTATAATGAAAGAGGTGCTATATTTACAAGACTTGGTAAAGGTGGAGATAAATTATTAAATCACGCAAAAACAGACGATAGCTTTAGAAGTGCATGGATAAATATAATAAATCCTGATATTTACCTTTTTAATGGTGGTGCTAACGATAAAGACGATTGGAACGGTGAAACATATTTAAGTTATTTAACAAAGTATTTAACACCGTTTATAAACAATAATGTTCATACCATATGTATTAGATGTAACGATATAAGTGGTGATACTAAATGGAACAATATTTTTGAACCAATATTAAAAAAGTTTGCAAAAGACAATAGATTGGATTATATATCTGATAAAAAAATATTGGGCGATTATGAATTTGCTATGAGTAATGGATATATGTTAGAAGGAATACATCCTAGCGAATTGGGAAATAAAAAACGAGCTAATTTCTATTCTAGTTTTTTGAATTTGCCTACTGTAAACTTTAATAATAACACTATTTCAAGTGAATCTTCTGAATTAACATACAAATATGAAAATAAACTAACTGAAAAATATCTCAAGGTATTAAATGGTACGACAAGTATTATTTATAAATTAGGTATAGCAAATGCTTATACAATTGGATTATTGTCTTTAAATGTAGTAGGTCAAAGAAATGGAAGTAATCATATTGTAGAAAAAACATTTAAATTAGCTATATCTAATGGAACAATTTCAAATCAAGTTACATCTATTGGAACTTTAACAACTATTTCTAATTACGAATATCATAGTGGTAGCAACCCAACAGTTGATTTTACATTAGAGGTAAATTTAGTTGATAATTTATTAGAAATCAGTATATCGCCTAACACTAGTACAAGCGATATGAATTTTTATATTAAAGGTAATATAGTTATGACTTATTTAACTGTAAAGGGGCAATGCGTGTGGGAGAATTAATTCGCTTTTGATAAATAATGTTCGTAAATGAGTAAGGAGGTAACATTAACTTTCCTAAATTTTAAAAAGGAAGTGAAAATAATGGCAAGTAAAGAAAATATTTATTCTTCAATACAAAATCTTTATAATATGGATAAAAATACTTGGCAAGAAGTTCTTGCAGAAATGTACAATTTAATATATCAATGTCAAGATACGTGTGAAAATTTAAATAACACAATCAATTTAATGTTGCCATATAATAAAATTGTGTTAATTTCACCTGGCAATAAACAATATAAATTAACAGTTGATGATGACGGAAATTTATCAACAGAATTATATGAATAGGAGGATACTATGGAAGATATAACAAATTTAATTACAAATGTTGGGTTCCCTATAGCTTGTTGTGTTGTATTATTTTGGAATAATTCAAATTTTACAAAGACATTAAATGAGTTAAACGTTACTCTTAAAGGCATTATGGTAAGATTAGAAAATATTGAAGATAAAGTGGAGGGTAGAAAATAATGTGGTGGGAAATGTATGTTGATACATCAATCAAAATTATATTTCTATTAATTATTATTTTATATTCCAAAATAGGGAGGTATCGCAAATGAGTTATTCACAAATTAACATTAGCAGTGGTCATAGTATAAATTGCCAAGGTGCAAGTGATATAATAAACGAAGTTACAGAAGCAAGGAAAGTAGTCGATAGAATTTACGAAATGTGTAAAGATATTGGTGTTGAAGTGTACAAGTATCATGATACATCAAGCTCAAGCTCTCAAAATTTAGCAAATATCGCAAATTGGCATAATCAATTTAAAGATGGAATAGATATATCAATTCATTTTAATTGTTATAAACATACATCAAATAGTATGGGAACAGAGGTTTGTTATTATTCTCAATCACAATTAGCAAGTCAAGTTTCATCAGCAATTAGTAAAGCAAGTGGGTTAAAGGATAGAGGAGGTAAGGAAAGAAAAGGACTTTACGTTTTACGACACACAAAAAAGCCAATGCTACTAATTGAAGTTTGCTTTTGTGATAGTTCATTCGATGTGCAAAAATATAGAGAAAACTTTGATAGTATTTGTTCAGCAATTATAGAAGCACTTACTGGTAAGGTATACATGTCTAGACCAGTTGGTGGGTCAAGTCAAAATACAAACGATAAGATTTATCATGTACAAGTTGGAGCATATAAAGTTAAATCTAATGCAGAGGAAATGCAACAAAAATTAAAGAAATTGGGTATTGATAGCATAATTGTATAATTTATATAGCCCTTACAAATCTAATGTAAGGGCTTTAATTTAAATGAAAGGGAGTGGATTATTCGTGGCTTGGTATAATTATGATAGAATAAATAGTTATAATGCTACTTTAAATTTTATATTGACTAACAGAGGATTTGGAAAAACGTTTGGTGCTAAATGTAATGTAATAAAAAAGTTTATAAAAAAGGGAGAACAATTCGTATATGTAAGAAGATATAAAACTGAATTAAATGATATTCATAAATTTTTTGATTCACCCGACTTAAGGAAAAAATTTAAAACTCATACATTTGAAGTTAAAGGAAAAACATTTTATATAGATGGAAAAATCGCAGGTTATGCAATTGCTCTTTCAACATCACAAAAATTAAAGTCAGTCGATTATCCTTTTGTAACTACTATTATTTTTGATGAATTTATTGTTGACAAAGGATGTATAAGATACTTAACAAATGAAGTTGATGTATTTTTAGATTTATACGAAACAATAGCAAGAAAAAGAAATAATGTTAAAGCATATTTATTAGCTAATAATGTTTCTATAGTTAACCCTTATTTTACCTATTTTGATGTAACACCTAGGAAAACAGAAAGATTTACAATCGCTCGCGATGGTGAATTGATTATAGAAATGTGTACAGACACAGTATTCATCAACGAAAAATTAGAAACAAAGTTCGGTAAACTTATTAAAGGAACAAAATATGCAGACTATTCAATTTATAATAATTCACTTAGAGATAGTGAAGTGTTTATAGAAAAAAGACCAAAACGAAATACTTCTCCTGTTATGAGCATAGTTTATAATGGTGAAAGGGCTATGATATGGCTTGACTATAAAACAGGTATATTTTATTGTGATGATAAATATATGAAAACTTGTAATGAATATGTTTTAAGTTGTGAAGACCATAACCCTAACACATTATTAAATGCAAGTGGGATTAATCTAAATATGTTAAAACAATTAATTTCATATTTCCAAGTTGGAAGAGTAAGATTTTCAGATCAAAATATAAAACATTTAATGTATGACATATTTAGAAGTTTAGGAGTAAAATAAAAGGAGGGTTTAGCCCTCCAATTATTAAATAATTTCTCTTATTTCTTTTTCGTGTTCTCTTAATCTTTTTCTGATTCTTGATAAAATTGTTTTTGTGCCATTATATTTTACGTTGAATTTTTCACTTATTTCTTCTATAGTATATCCTTGACAATACATTTTAAAATATTCTTTATGTCTTTCATTTTTAATAAATGCACATACTTTATCAATTGTTTCATTTATATCCTCATATTCATCTTCACATTGAATAACATTGTGTAAACTCAAATCCTTATTACTTTCATTTTCAACTACTTCTTTATCTATAAACACTCTATTGTCATAAACTTTTCTTTTTTCTCTTCTTTCAACTTTTAAAACATCATAAACCCCGTTTTTTATTACTTTTGCAATAAATGTATTTAACCCTGCAATATCTTCATTATATTCATTTATAGCAAATGCAACTTTTGTTTCACATATTTGCAATACATCTTCAAATTCTACCCTATCATGATACTTTACTAAAATAGAATTATAATATCTGTAAGTCATCCCTCTTAAATATCTATCTCCATATTTTTCTATATATTCTTCATATTTCATAAACCCCCATCTCCTAAAATAAATAATAACTATTTGAAATTTTATACGGTTGCTCTTGAATAAGAGTACCACCTTTTATTATTTTTGATTTTTTAGATTTAATTAATCCTACTATTTTCTTTGTGCATTGCTCATCATAATAGTAATAAACATCGTTTTCTTTAGTGTATAATTTCATCTTTTTTAATTCTTTACTTGAATGTGGGCAGTTGTCAAACACTTCAATATCATCAACTTGTTTCATTATGCTATCTGTTAAACCGCAACATTTAATTTCCCATTTATGTGTTTTTGAGTTCTTTTCTGCATATCGTTTGCTACCAATATATTTAAAATCTTCAAAACACAACTCGTTGTCCCAGTAACCGTAAATTTTTGCACCAATGTTAACACCTTTTACTTCTTCAAGTGTTCCATATAAGTGTAAACTATCAGTATCACAATAAAGAAATCTTTCATAGTTCGCATTAATTGCCTGTACCAAATACTGTTTCGCATAAGAAGTAATAAAAGTTGCCATAGGTAAATAAATATTATCTGAAACATATTCATCATGCAAATGATTAATTGTAAATATTCCGTCTCTATTCTCGAACTCTGTAATTTCATTTGAACCACTCATACCAAATTTACCGTATAACCCATTTTGTCTAAGTTTTGCAATAGCTCTATTTGCTCCCGTACTATTCTTTTTTACTTCACTCCAAAAATCAATATAATTTTTAAATAAATCATGACTACCAGTAAATGCCATATGACCACCAAGTTCATAAGAGTAAACATTATAACATTCGAATAATAAATCAAGTAATGGGTTGCATAATCTAAAAGTTAATGTTACTTTTTCACCATCTTTTACATTGTTCTTTAAAATTTCTCTACCATTAAAATTTGGGTTGTCTTTTACTTGTAGAAACGCCATCTTATTTTCTTTTACTTCAAAATCATAAATAGTAATTTCTTGAATATAAAGTGGAAAACATTTCTTATAACTTTCATTCATTTTACACCATGGTATTTCCTTAAAGTTTGCTTGACCATAAGGTAATAATCTATCACTCATAATGTAAGGATAAAGTGAATTAACATCTAAAACTATACCATTATGATTTTTGCATTTTGTAAATTTTTCTACATTTTCAAAACATACTGTACTTAATCCACCATAATAAGAATGTCTTTGCCATGCGTCAGTAAAATAACTTTGTTTTGGGAATAAACATTCAAACATTATTTGTTTCTTTAACGCAGGACTATTAGTTTGAAAAAATTTACTTCGCATTAACCCATTATCTACATAATCAAATAAATCTTGATTTTTAAACATATTTTGTTTTAAAGTATAATCCTCAAGAACTGTTTCCTTATAATCCTCTAATGATTGACCACTATTTGTTAACTTAGTATACACAACATGCTTTCCATAAATATCAAGCCCGTCTATTTTTAACATTTTTACTAAATAGCTTAAACCAAATACATCATTATAAATATAACTTAATTCTTCTGTTGTTAAATCATCATCAATACTTCTTTCTTTTTCATAATCTAATCCATCTTTTGGTAAATATAAATCAAGGAAATCACTACAACATTTTTGTAAACTAAACGGAGCGATTTTGAAAGTATCATAAAAATTTATTGTTACATCATCAGCTTGTAAAGTTAATTTATAAAATACCCCATCTTTCATTACTAAATTATATTCAAATGGTTTTAACTTTGCTTTATTTTTAATAGTAAATTTTAAGTTTTCTTTTTTCTTATTATAAAAATCATAACATTGTTTTTCGTAATATGTGTCAAATCTTTGTTTAACATTATCTTGTTCAGTAAACCATAATATAAAAGGCTTAATATCATATAATGCATTATGAGCAAATAAATTAATTGTTTTCTTTTCAATAGATAGCAAATCATTCATAAACTTATCAACAGATTTATAATGATAACAAATATCTGTATTATTATCACATGACATTAATGCTATAGAATAAGTTAACATTTCATTCTTTTCTTTTAAATAACATGCTTCAATATCAAAAGCAAAATTTTGAACACCACTATAATTTGGTATAGTATCATGCAAATAATAATTTTCTAAACTTTTTGTAATATTTTCTAACCTTTCATTTAATCCCATTTATTAATCCCTCCTATTTAAAACTATCTAACTGTCTATATTCGTTAATAGTTCTATCTATTCTTGCATAAGAATTTTCTGAGGCTTTATCCATATCACCCTCTCCAACATCTAAATATTTATCCCTTAAGTTATTAAGTTCACCCTTTATAAATAATTCTTTTTGCAGTGGTGAAAGTGTATGCCATTGTTTCCATATAGCTTGTCTTTGATAACTTTCCATGTTTTGAACAAAATCTAAACTCATAAAATCAGCAAACCATTTATTCTGCATAGTATCATCATTTAATTTGTCATAAACTGCTTGAAGTGTTATCTTCTTATAATCATTCTTTAATTTATTTAACATTGCTAATTTTCTTTCATCATCAGAAATATTTAATTCACCAATTTTCTTTAATGCAACTCCATCAATCCTAAAACTTTTATTTCTCCTAGATGGAAAAAACACATCTTTACCAGTTAAATAATCAATTTGTTGATCTGTTAAACCCATAGCTTTTAAACCATTAATAGTTGTTTCAACTTGCTTATTATATCTTTTTACATATCTATTAAGTCTTGTTTCAATTGGTAGTGATTTTTTAGTTTTATTATTTGAATTATCTTTTTTAATTTGTGTTTCTAATCCATGTGTTATTTTATTAATTTGTGATTTTAATTGTCTATCACTAAGTTGTCCATTTTTTAAATAAGTTGGAATTTTATAACCTAATACTTGTAACTTATTAACTAAATATTTTACCTTTTGTTTAGTAGACTTCTTTTCCCAATTAACTCTTTTTAATCCTGATAATTGCCTTTTTGCATTCATGTTATACCCTCCCATTATTCATATATTTATATTATATGTATTAGGGTGAAATTGTTCACCCTTTATTTTAAATGTTAAATTACAGTAATATAAAAACGAATAAAACTTTCATTAATTTCTTTATTATAACCACTTTCAAACCATTTAATAAAACAATCTTTATATTTATTCCATACATCATCTGAATATAAATTTTCAAATCTGTCTATATTAAAAATTATATCATCTGTTTCATAATTTATTAATTCAATTTTTTCTTTATTCCATAACAATTCATTAATTAATAAATCTTTAATTTTCATTATTTTCACCGTCCTTTACAAAATGTCTTGTTATAGCTGATGGAGCAGTTTCAAATTCGTCAATGTATTCTCCTAATTCTTGCTCAAGATGGTAATTTTCATGAAATTTATAACCATCATATGGAAAATAAACTCTTTCATTATCATCATTAAAATATATTGTCTCCTTACTTAAATCAATTTTGTTTCCTAATGTATCGTAATATACATTATAATCATATTCTCCGTTATTTTCAACTTTTACCAATACTGGCATTACAAAACATTCTTTATGTGGTTTGAAATTTGTTTCAGCCTTAACTGTTGTTCCTCCAATCATCATCATTGTTAATGTAGTGATTAATAATTTTTTCATTTTTCATTCTCCTTTATATTTAATATTTTGTTCCCTTTCTATGATTTAATTATACAATATTTAAACGACTTTTGCAATAGTTAGTAAACAAATATTTAAAAGTTTTGTTCGACAAAAAAGGACAGTTATTTAACCGCCCTTTCACTTATTATTTATTCATTAATTCGTTATATCTTGTAACCTTGGATATATAAATGCTATCAAAATCTTCGGGTATTATTTCAAGTTTTTCATTTAACTTTTCTAAACAGATATATACATCAACCATTTCTTCAAGTACCATATTATCAATTTCTTCTTTACTTGCTCTTAATGTTACATCACCACTAATCCAACGATTTAATTTTGATAAAGCTTGTATTAATTCAGAACATTCCTCTATACTAATTGAATTAACATCTTGTAAACTTTCTCTAATCATTTCCACATCACCTCTATAAATTTTTTTGGAATATTACCTCTAAATTCTGTGTTTATTATATCCTCATATCTTTTCCTATCTTTTTCATCTTCAACATCATCATATAAATCTAGTAAAAAATCATCTGTAAATACTCTATCTACTGTTAAACATTCATTTCTTAATTTATAACTTATTTCAATTATATTCATTTTAATAACTCCTCTCTCCAATCATTATTTTCAAATAAAAAGTTAACTAAATACTCATAATCTTTTCGTGATTTGCACCCACCATTTATATATGCATATGCTATCCAAAATATATCGTCGGGATAAAGTTCTCTATAACCAAGAACTTTCCCGCATTTATCTGCTAATAGTTTAAATGCTATATATCTATCATCTAACATTTTTAAAAATACCTCCTAATTTTAATTATTAACACTAATTATAATTATTAACACTAATTATAATCTCTTTAAAAAAATCAATAACAGTAATTTCAAAATCCTCATAAAATCCATTATCAAAATCATCAACAAAAACTGTATAATCTTCTTTTCCATCTTCAATTATTATTTCTAATTTTTCTTTTAATTCTTTTACTGTCATATACAATACAACTCCCTTATTACTTTCACTCTTAAATCTTTTAAACTCTTGTAATTCTTTGGAACAATAGTAAACATTTCATCAGTCAATTCACCTGTAATTTGATTCTTCCATTTATATTTTACTTCTAATATTTTAAAATCTTCATCAAATTGCATTGATATTTGTTC